ATTTGTTCACATTCTCCTAGAGATTATCAAATTGAGGGAGTATACGATGCATTAAAACATAATAGAAAATTATTGATAAGCCCCACTGCGAGTGGCAAATCTCTGATGATTTATTCTCTTGCAAGATATTATGTTGAGAGAGGGCAAAAAATTCTTTTAGTTGTTCCAACGACATCTCTTGTAGAGCAAATGTACAAGGATTTTGGGGATTATGGTTGGGATGTTGAATCATATTGTCATCGCATTTATTCTGGAAAAGAAAAAACAAATGAACATCCCGTTACTATTACAACATGGCAATCAGTATATAAACTAGAACGTTCATTTTTTGAAGATTATGGAGTTATTATAGGTGATGAAGCTCATTTATTCAAGAGCAAATCATTGATTGAAATAATGACCAAACTTCATCATGCAAAATATCGTTTTGGGTTTACTGGAACTCTAGATGGAACTCAAACTCATAAATGGGTTTTGGAAGGTGTGTTTGGACCATCATATAAAGTTACAAGAACAATAGAGTTGATGGAACAAGGATATATTTCTGAACTGAATATTCAGTGTCTTGTTCTTAAGCACTTACCACGAAAATTTGAAACTTATGAAGATGAAATCCAATATCTAATTAGTCATGAACAGAGAAATAAATTTATCACAAATCTTTCTTTAGATTTAAAAGGAAATACTTTAGTTCTTTATAGTCGAGTAGAAACTCACGGAGCAATACTTTACGAACTGATAAATACTCATAAGCAAGGTGAACGTAAAGTATTTTTTATTCATGGTGGAGTGGATACTGAAGAAAGAGAGTTGGTAAGAGAAATTACAGAAAGAGAAAACAACGCAATTATTGTTGCTTCTTATGGTGTTTTTAGTACTGGAATAAATATTAAGATGCTACATAATGTAATCTTTGCTTCTCCATCTAAATCAAGAATACGAAATCTTCAATCAATTGGAAGAGTACTTAGAAAAGGAAAAAATAAAACTAAAGCAATCTTGTACGACATCTCTGATGATTGTACTTATAAATCAAGAAAAAACTATACTTTAAATCATCTTATTGAACGTATAAAAATATATAACGAAGAAAATTTTAACTATGAAATTACCACAATACAATTAAAGAAATGATAGAAGAGGATTTTTACTGCACTCTTAAATTAAAAACAGGTGAAGAAATATTTGCTAAGGTGGCAGCTTCAGAAGAAAATGATAGAACTATGTTAATTGTTTCGAACCCCATAGTAGTTTCTGAAATAAAAAATAGATCTAAAACAGTGGGATATAAAATAGAACCCTGGTTAAAGACTACTACAGAAGACATGTTTATTATTAACTTACAAGACGTTCTTACTCTTTCAGAGTCTTCTGATATTGAAATGATAATGATGTATCAATCTTATGTTCGTCAATCTGGTAAAGAAAAAAATAATGAGTCAAGGATTACACGTAGAATGGGATACATATCTAATGTTAATGATGCTAAAGAAATATTAGAAAAGATCTTTAAGCTTTCTTAAAGTATTAAAGAGATATAACTTATGAACCCTCACAAAGGTTATTATACAGAGTTTCTGAAACCTTGTCAACCATTTACATAAGTGTTATAATATCTACATAATAATGATAAAAACTTATGATAAGCACAGCAGTTATGGCCAAGAGAAAAAGGTCAGAGCATTACGTTAATAACAAGGAGTTTCTTGCAGCACTCATCAAGTATCGTGAGGATGTGGAGATTACTTTTATTCAACTACATGGAAGAGAACCTCTGAAAGAAGATAGAGCAAAAAGATGGGAAACAAAACCTCAAATCCCCAGATATGTTGGAGAGTGTTTTTTGAAGATTGCAAATCACCTTTCCTTTAAACCAAACTTCGTAAACTATATGTTTAAGGAAGATATGATTTCTGATGGCATTGAAAATTGCGTCCAATACATTCATAACTTTAATCCAGAAAGATCACAAAACCCTTTTGCATACTTTACTCAAATCATTCACTTTGCATTTCTTCGTCGCATTCAAAGAGAAAAACGTCAGTTAGAAATTAAAAATAAAATTCTGGAACGTTCTGGGTATTCAGATGTTTTCACTGACGACAATACGGTTGACAACGGCAACTATTCGGATTATAATTCAATCAAAGATTCCATTTATTCGAAACTTCGTAACTGATGCTCCATAGTGTATAAATAATAAAAACATTATAGAGCATTATGCCTAATCAGTATTCTCAATCAAGAGCAAATAGACTTAAAGCAATAGAAAACGGAGAAAAAAAGTATAATAGTGAAACTTCTTGCAAAAAATGTGGTTCTTATGAAAGGTATGTTTCCAGTTCTAATTGTGCTCCTTGTACCATAAAATCTGGTTTAGAAAAACTTAATAATGAAGAATTGATGAAACCGTATAGGACAAAAGAGAAGACAAAAAAAAGATTAGATAAATGGAGAGAACAAAATCCAGAAAAATATCAAGAGCAATATAAAAATGATGAATCTAAACTTAAATGTAGAGAATATTATAAAAATAACAAACCCGATGTTAAGAACTCTTATTTAAAACGAGTTTATAATATTACACTAGAAGATTATATAACTTTATCGGAAAGTCAAAATAATAAATGTAAAATATGCAATCAAATTTGTCCAACTGGGAAGGATTTAGCAGTAGATCACAATCATCAAACTGGTAAAGTGAGAGGGTTATTATGTAAGAATTGTAATATTGGTCTGGGAATGTTTTTTGATAATCTTGACTTTTTAGAGTCAGCTGTGTTATATTTAAAGTGTAGTAATGGAGAAAAACTTTGAAAGTTTGTTTGATTACAGACACTCACTGGTCTGCCAGAAAATCCTCAAGATTATTTCAAGATTATTTTGAGCAATTCTATAATAATGTTTTTTTCCCAACACTGGAACAGCATGGGATTGATACTATTATTCATATGGGAGATGCTTTTGATAGTCGTAAGTCAATTGATTTTGTTGGACTTGATTGGACTCGTAAAGTTGTACTTGAACCACTTTCAAAATATAAGGTTCATCTAATTACTGGAAATCATGATGTTTACTTTAAGAATTCTAATAAAGTAAATTCTCCGGAACTTTTGCTTAAAGATTATGGGAACATCACAACCTACTCTGAACCAACTGAAGTTAATATTGGTGGTTTAAATATTCTCCTTCTTCCTTGGATCAATTCAGAAAATCAGGATAAATCATTTAAATTGATTAAGAACACCAGAGCAAAAGTTGCGATGGGGCATCTTGAACTTCAAGGATTTAGAGTAAATAAAAATCTAGTAATGGATGAACATGGACTTGAAGCAAATATTTTTAAAAACTTCAAAAAAGTATTTTCTGGTCATTACCATACTCGTTCTGATAATGGAACTGTCTTCTATCTGGGTAATCCTTATGAAATATACTGGAATGATGTAAATGATCCTCGTGGATTTACTATTTTTGATACTGAAACATTAGAGCACTTTCATATTGATAATCCTTATCGTATGTTCTATAACATATACTATGAGGATACTCCATATCAAACATTTGATGTGCGAGAGTATGAAAATAAAATTGTTCGTGTAATTGTTCGTAAAAAATCAGACATTAAACAATTTGAGAGATTTATAGATAAACTCTATAATGCAAATATTGCTGAACTTAAAGTAGTAGAAAATTTTGCAATAGAAGTATCTGAAGATTTTGAAGCATTTGAATCTGAAGATACTATTTCTGTTCTGAATAGATATATTGAGGAAGCAGAAGTTAATCTTGATAAGTCAATTCTTCAAAAAATGCTTGGAGAAATATATCAAGAAGCATGTGAAATAGTCTGATGTTTATTCTAACAATTAATGGAAGAGAAAAAGAAGGTGCATATTCGGTAATTGATGATGATGGAGAGCACATTTTATATCTCTTTCAAGAAGAGGACGATGCAACTCGGTATGCTATGATGTTAGAAGAAGATGGATACCCAGAAATGCATGTGATTGAAATTGAAGATGAGGTAATGATAAAAACTTGTGAAATGCACGGATACCAGTATACCCTTATTACATCAAATGATATTGTAATTCCTCCTGATTCTGATTATGATTTTATTTAATTTTATTGTGTGAATGATTTATATGTCTAAATAATAGTAAGTTTATAAAAAAATAAATGTTTTATACTTATGCTTATTTAAGAGAGGATAAAACACCATATTATATTGGTAAAGGTTCTGGTAAAAGAGTGTTTGTTGCACATAAGGGTAGAAATAAAAAAAATGTAATTGGTGTACCTACAGAGGATAGAATACTTATTTTAAAAGAAAATCTTACTGAAGAAGAAGCATTTAAACATGAAATATACATGATTAATGTATTTGGTAGAAAAGATATTGGTACAGGAATATTAAGAAATCAATCAAATGGTGGTGAGGGTAGTTCTGGACACAAAAAAAGTGATGAATGGAAAAGAATGCAAAGTAAAAGAATGAAGCAAAATAATCCTATGCATAATCCAGAATCATTAGAAAAAATGAGAGAAAAACAAACTGGGAAAAAACAAAGTCCAGAAACAATATCAAAAAGAGTTAGTAAAACAAAAGGAAGAAAGCAAAGTGATGAAGAACGAAAAATGAGAAGTGAGGCAAGAAAAGGAATAAAATTTAGTGAGCAGCATTTAGAAAATATGAGAAAAGCACAGAAAAAAAGATGGACAAAAAATTAAAAAAATGATATGATACTTGCAGTAATAAATTTTGCGTTGTGATTATTTTTGAATCTATATCTTGGCGAAATTTTTTAAGTACAGGACAACAATCAACTACAATAGATCTTAA